GCCGTTAATTTTTCACCTCTTGCCGTAGTAGCCCTTGCAATTATATTTTTAGCCTCATTCTTAATTTTATTGCCAATCAATTCAATAGATTCGGCTGATGCCCTTTTCCCTATAAGTTCGTTGCGTGTTTTCATTAAACTTTCAAATCTTGACATGCTATTTTTTAAAACAACGTCACCAGAAACGGGCCGATAACCAAGAACTCCCTCTATAACCGATAGTGTTTTGCTATTGGCTATTTCTGCAGGGGTGGGTTCATATCCAAACTGCTTCGCATTTTCTAAAAAGGCCGTTTTTTCACTTGGTATTTCTCTTGCGGTTTTCCCTATTTTAACTGATGTTTCTTTTGATAATGGGGACAGGATTTTCCCACCCACAGCAGTTATTGCCTTCCCTGCTATATGTCCACCGGCCTCCATTGCAGCCCCTTCAATTACATCCTTGCCTGATTGTATGAATTGCTCTGGAAGTAAATGGGGTTTTTTTGAACCAGCGAACTCTTCAATTATGTCTGCCGTTTTCTTTCCCGCTGTATAGCCCAGTCCAGCACCTCCTACCGTTCCAAGCCCTAATGTTCCGGGTGTCGCGACTGCTCCACCTGCGAACATGCCGCCGTATTCAAGAACTGGACGCGCATACTTTAAAAGGTCAGCTTCGGGCATAGCAAATGATTTAAGCCTTGAAAATAAGTCCTCGGCCTTTGTTTGTATCTGACCCTTGTTATCAGTAACTGCCTTAGCGGGGGCTGATGATAAGCCAAATGCCTCATTAATGTCTGATTGAGACGGCTTTTTTTCAAACACAATAACCTTACCAGTTTCGTTATCAGTTACTTCAAATGGCATTTATTTCTCCTTTATGGTAAATCTATTTCCGGATGAAGTTGTATTAGGCTGAGTTGCCGTAATAACATTTTGCTCTGTCTTTTTTCTTCCACCATATTGCAAAGTTACAAGATTAGGATTAATGCCTGATTGAACCGCAAGCGTATGATAATTATTTAACGCTTCATTATATTGTGTTTCATAGACACCATATAGATTTTTTGCCATTGAAACAAGAGCTTCTCTATCTTCTGGTGTAAGTGCCGCACCGCCTTTTTGAACCTTCTCAATTTTACCTTTAAGATAATTTATCCAAGACAGATTATTAGGTGTCCTTGCATATTCACTTTCTCTAACAACAGAATTTGGGTCAGTTAGCTTGTTAAAGAGCGTGATAACTGCTTGGTCTGCACCTACAAGATTTTTACTTGTTTTAGATTCTTCAAGTGCTGCAACCATACCTTTATACTTACTTCCAATCTCCCTAAAATCTTTAATATATGGGTCGTTTTTCATTTCACCCCGTATATTATGTGCTATTGTTGCAGACTGGTTAGGGTTTAAAACAAGCGTTGTTGGGCGTGCGGGTTCATTAAATGTATAACCTGTCGGCGGCTCGTCATTATACCAAACCTTTGTATCGGATGAATCTTTTTTATTATAAATAAGCCGCCCCTTTTCGGTTTTTTCTTTCGGCATCAGCCTATCCCCAAGTTTTGAATCTTTCGGTAGATTTGCAATAGCCTCAAGTTTCTGCGCTTCAGTGGGGAGCTTCCACATCAAGCCTTCCTGCATATTAGGCGAACCCGAGAGAAGATTTTTATTCAACCCGCCCATATCTAAGGTCGGAGATAAGGCTGTTTGCCGCATATAGCCTGACGGAGATTGAACCCCCTGCGTAAATACTTCAATGGCTTTTGCTTCATTTTTCTTGCCAATAGCCTTTTCATATAGAGCATTCATTGCTTCTAAGCCCTTCTCTCCACCCCAATCGTTTTGATGATTTAATGCTAATGCTTTTGCATATGTAATAGGGAAATTTGTAAGATCCCCCTTTATTGCCATGTCGTATAGTTCCTTTGTTACAACCGCAAAATCATTCTGCTGGTTAACAGGCATATTTTTGAAAGCGGATGCAAAAGTTCCTACCTGTGCTGGCATTGTTTTAAGAAAATCATCAGTTAAAACGTGATTGTAAAAATTTTGTCTTGAGATAGGGTCTTTAAATTGTTTGCCACTATCTATCACCATCTGCATAGTTAAAATGCCTTTCTGCCAAGACTGCAACTCTTTTAGTGTTGCCTGCTGTTCCTGCTGTTGCCTAAATTGCCTGCCAACAAGGTAATTGGATGTGCCCTGATTTATTCCGCCTGCTATGCCTTCCGCAAATGCCCCGAATGGACTCTGGTTATTTGTCATAATTATACCTCCAAAAATTTCTTAAACATCATATATTTGCCCGCGTAGTCAATATTTTTTCCCTCATTAATAATTTCTTTATTTTCGCAATAACAAAAAACCAAACCGTCCTCTAACGGGTCTAAGCATTTAAAGCAGCACTCGTAATAGTCATTGTTAAATTCTATATTTTTAAAATCGTATCGTTCTTTGTTATATGGGATATTATTTTTTTTAATGTATCTCCAAATATCATCATCAGACCAATCTTTTAACGGATAAGAAAGAACTGTTTTACCGAGAGGCTTCATGGCTGATTTAAGTGGGATTGCTCCCATTACTGGGTCTACATCGCAATCTTTATGTCCAGAAAAAGTAACATTCCATTTATACATATAGCTTGGGGCCAATGGCTGATTTAAAAAATCCCTTTTAATGCAAAGAGATGGGGCGTCTGTCCTGACAAGTCCCCTTGCCAAGCATAGCCCCGACCCTACTGTATCATAGATGTAATAAACATCCATTTGCTTGTTCCTGTATAAAAAATCAACCGCTCCATGCGGATAACTATAAACTGTTAATCCCCACTCTTCCATAATCCTGTGAGAAAAACTATTTTTTTTCTGCGCAAAAGGCATGGAAAAATATAAAACAGGGATAGTTTTGTCCGCCTTCATTGCTAAATCAAGCAGTACCATTGAGTCCTTCCCAAAGCTACACAAAACTATGGGATTCCCTAATAAATCTGCTGCCTTCCTTATATCGCTTATTGCCTTTTCTATCACGCAGCTAACCCCGCAAACATTAGGCCTCCTTGGATTCCCGCGCCCGCTAAAGACCCTATACCACCCATCAACCCCGCCCGTTCACTTGACTTCCTTTGGGCGTTTACCATTGCAATTTGATTCATTATATCGTTCTGCCGCCCATACTGTTGACCAAGTTGCCCATATCCCTGTAAAAGCGGCGCAGTCCTGTTAAGATAAGAGCCATATTTCCCGATATAGGAGTTAGCGAAATCCTGCTGCGCCCCCATGCTCTGTAAAAGCCTGCTTGTTCCTGAATCAATTTCACCCCTGCGTTCTGCGTCTTCTATCATCGCCTTGTCGGTCAGAAATTTATTATAATTCTGGATTCCCGAGGTAGATAACCGCCAGTTAGTTCCGAGCTTCCTTGACAAATCTTCCTTTAACGCTTCCTCCCTATTGAAAAGAGCTTCCTGTGTTGCGGGGTTAAGCGGCAATTCTCCCTGATATGCCTTCTTTAACCTTTCCCCTTGCAACTTTGCAATGTCATATTGCTCTTTTTCTGTCGGTGTCATCAGTGCAATGTTTTCTTCTTCTGTCATTGGGATATATTTGTTTTGGCTTGCGTCAAATTTTAACCCCGACCGTGCTAAATAAACGTCTCTCATACGGGCATTTTCCGCTGCCTGCTCTCTCAAGAGTTGATTCTGTATGCTTAAATTTTCCTGCTGTGCAGGGCTTTCCGTATAGCTTACTGAACTTCCGCCTTTACAGAGCGCAACATCTCCAAGGTATTCATAAGAATCTTCTTCCAGGACCTTGCCGTCAAAATCCATGACTACCTTTTTGTATATTTTCATAAACCCCTCCTAAAAAAATCCAAATCTCTAAGTTTTTGACAACCGTAATTTAACGCCATTTCTGAGAATTTGGCGTTAAACTTCTCAACATAAAAATCATACCTCTTAATGCCATGCAGCCGAAGGACAGTCTCCATGTGCTGTAGTAATGTCCATGCCGTTTGAGGAGTTAGAGCGGCGTAAAAATCAATATATGCCTTAGTTGATTGCCCTATAAGCGCATATATCACGCCTTGAAGCATTCCGCCTTTCTCTGCTATCAGACAAATACCACCCAAATCAGATATTTCACTCGGCGGTTCTACCCCGTTAATCTTTAAAAAATTAACCACAACGTCAAAGTCCGCTGTTCTGAAAGGTCTAATTGTCATCCCATATTCCTTATATCCCGTCCCGGCCATCCGGTATTAATATCAATAGCATCAACCTGCGCTATTGAAGTGCAAGCGTTTATGGAATCCTTTAAAGCCATCGCCTTTAAGGCTATCAAGTTGCAATGGCTGTTTATCGCCTTTGCGAAAGCAATATAATCATCGGGTGTCGCAAAGGTCTGCGTTACATTGTTTGAATCTCTCCACTTGTCAAAGTGCTCAGGCTGTCCGCTCCATGGGAAGGTTACGGCATCTGCTTTAGATTGAACCGCATAATTGAACCTTGCCATTATCTCAAACTGAGAATCCTTGCAACATTGATATGGGTTGCCATTATAGGTTTTACCTGCGTCAAGTTTATCGGTTTTGAATTCGTCCACCTTTTTGCATTTATCGGCTTTTTTTACTTCCAGAGACACTACTGGCGCAGAAAAAGTTTGACTCACTGCATCATAGGTGTAATTTTCAATTACTTCCTCCCCACATGCAACCCATACTAAATCAGGGTGGAATCTTCCTATGGGGTCTATATCAACAATTTCCTTGACGATATTATTTTCAATCCTTGCCCATTTCATTTTTTATCTCCTTAGTATTCTGTTTAGTATTCTGTGACGATAACTACCCCCGCCGCTCCCGCACCCGCAGCGCTATAGCCGCCACTTCCGCCACCGCCATACGCTTTACCTGCATGCCCAATGCCATCAGCCGCTGAACCCTCACCGCCGCCGCCCATCATTGTTCCGCCGCCTGCACCGCCATAAGGGCCGGAAGTCCCCCCCGCATCGCCGTAAGAATTAATATTTCCGCCGCTGCCAACACCACCACTGCCACCACTGCCAACACCGGGCGCGCCAGCCCCGCCCGTGGCCGAACAGTGTTCACCAAACGACGTTGTGCCGCCGGAGCTGCCTCCACCGGCACTGGTTGTTCCTGCTGCGCCGCCTGCGCCAATAGTTACCGCTACAGATGCAATAGCCGAGACATCAATAAGCTTGCGAGAATATCCGCCGCCTCCCCCGCCGCCGCCAGCAGGGTTAGAAGATATAAACCCACCTCCGCCGCCGCCGCCGATAACTTCTACCATAACTTTTGTTATTCCGGCGGGTTTTGTCCACGTTCCCGATGACGTGAATACTTGAACAGAGGCGGGTGCGCCCGCGGCCGCATTCTTCCTATTTTTTATCACCCATCCACCGCTGGCAGTGTCAAGGGCGGAGTCGTAACTGAGCGTGGCGTTCATGCCTGCGAAGATATCACCGCTTCCAACTTGAGCGTATGCTCCGGAAGATTCTATGTATATTTTTTTCGCTCCGAGACTGTTAAGATTGAGCGTTGAGGCCCCTGTAGAGGCATTCCCGAACTTGATGTTGATTTGCATTCCATGAACCAGCGCAGCCGGAACAGGGGCAAGAGTAGCCGTGTAAGTGTCTGTGCCGCTGGACGCGGAGTAAAGCTGTTGCCCGCGCTGGTTGATATAGGCATTGACTGCGGCTGTCATCGCCCTCGTGGTATCGTCGCCCGTCTCACCCTCTGCATCCGTATCTATTTCTATAAGCCCCGCAGCTGATGTCGTAGCCGTTTTTGACGCAAGTCCCGATGGTGTAATAAAACCTGTGGTAGAAGTGCCTGACGCTATTTCCGCATTAGTAGCTTTTAACGCTGCTATATTCGCGGGAATTAATAATACAGTTGTGCTTGTAGCGGCTACCGCCTCGGCATCCGTAGCTTTTACCGCAGTAATAAGCTGTGCTATCGTCTCACGCCTTGTAATCCCGCCCTGTGTAACGGGAAACGTATCCGTAACTGCGGCTGTCGTTACTGCTGATAATTGGTCTATTGTCGTCTCTGCCATAATTGCTCCTTTATCTCGGTCTCGCCTCTAAGGATTCAAAGTCAAATAACTGTTCAGCTATGAAAAAACTTGTGTTCGCATACTTATTATAAACTTCCGTTCTAATTCTATTGCCTTCCCTGCCGATGTGGTATTTTAGGTTTTGGAGTGTATTTGAAGCTGATGCCGTAACCTGAAATGTCTCATCTGTATTGCCCCAAAGTCTATTGCCATTTTCGTCTGTTAAGAAAGCCCCCGTATCTGTTACCAGCATGTAACCGCCAAGAATCGGACTGCCATCAACCTCGCATTTAATTGTGATTGTTTCCGTCCCCTGTGGAATAATCACAAGCCAGCCATCGTTGTAATGCTTCGTGATTCTGGCATTGTCAAAAGTAAGATAGGGCTTCGTATAACCGTTATAATAGTAATTGCCGTTATCGTTAAATGAACTTGTCTCAAGCTGATATACATATCCGTCATGTCCCCCTGTGTAAATCTTCCACTCTCCCGCCTGTATCCTCGTTTCAAAAGAGCAAGATGCGTAATTGGTTTCTGCGTAAACGTGCCTTACCCATCCGTTTTCAGCACCCTTATCTATGAAGAAAACCAATGCCGTATCGCATTTAGTGTTGCTATTGGTTACAACAAACAATTTAATAGCTCTCAGATTGCGGTCATAGATAATGTGAAACTTTTCAATCTGCGTTAAATCCACATTATTCCCTATCCAAGTATTTATATAAGCGGGTCTTGTTAAAGAGGCGGCTTTATAATCGCCATACTCCTGCGCTGCTGTTACGCTATACACTTCTAATTGTTCGTCAAATACCACAATGTCGTTAGGCGTTTTACAGACGGCTCTTGCATGAGCCGCGCCGCCAGTCCATTGCGCTTGAACATAACCCCAATTAGAGGACGTGGCATCTGAATCATCTATAATAAAAGAGGTGCGCTTGCCAAAACATATTAAATTATCTCCGAACTCAACCCCCGCCACTAAACCAAAACCGTCACCCGTTGAGATAGGGATATTCACAACTGTTGCATCGCTAAAATTGTCATTACCATTGCCCGAAGCATAAACGCCTGATTTAACAAAGGCCCACAGCCTTTCTGATAAACCCTTGCCGTGTTTTATAATCTGAAACGGCCAGTTAGAACCGCTCCAGTCTGTCGGAACGCTTGTGAGGTTTGAGGTTGTGGCGGCAACGCCATCCCATGTCTGAGGCCTATCAGCCCCATTTGAAATATAAAGCGTATCGTTAAATACCTCAAACGATGAATACTTAGCTGTAGACATTCCTGTATTAAGTTCATTAACATAATCACGCTGTATCTTGCCGTCTGTCGTAGTAGTTACAATAAACTCATTCCCGTTTTGTTTCTTAAACCAAAAGCCACCCATAACCTGAACCGCATTTGTAATTGCCGTTCCGTTTACCTTTGATACTCCACCTCTTGTTGTTCTTCCGCCTTTGTGCAAGTTGATATTCCTTGCGTCTGTCATCGCTTCCGGTGGAATAACATCAATATTAGGGTTAGCGTTCCACCCGCCCGCTGCCTCGGGAACCCTGTATGTTTCTCCTATATATCCTAATGCGCCTTGTGCCATTTCCTTTATCCTGCGTAATCGTCTGTTTCTATTAAATAGTCCCTGCGTATATTCATATCAAATATTGCAGTCGGTGTTACCTTCACGCTTGCATTTAACCTGTCTATAATATCCTTATACTGCGCCGCAAGCTGGTAAACAGTAGGCGGTAGGATTATCTTTTTATCTTCCGCCAAAACTATCGCCAGGTTATATTTCAGAAAAGCCTTATATTCATTAGGCAAGGATATTGTCGTTAAAGTGCTGCTTGCCTCTGTGAAGTTCTTTATAAAATCAAAGTAAGCCGTATATGCGGTATCGGGAGCATAGTTAAATATTATCTTTGCAAGCGGATATTCAGGAATTAAGTAAACCCTCGTGGGTCTGCCCGACTGTCCCTTAATAGTCATGTCGTTATACTTTTTAGCGGACATGATTTTAATAGGATAATCATTGTTGTTTGAATCCCTTAGATACAGGCTTGAAATCTTAATAGGTCTAACAGTATTAAGCGTTCCTCCAGAACCGATAGTATAGGTATCAGCCGATGTGAGCGCAAACGATTCTCTAACTACATAGGGGAAAAGATACTCAGCGCCCCAAATGCCTAATAGGTCGTTTAACGCTTCAAGCGCATTATTCTGCTCGTCAATCTCAGCGTTGGCAATGCCTATTTTCCTATATGCTGCGTTAATTATATCACCTGCGCTTGCCATGCTCTTTACGCTCCTTTTTCTCTTTGTTTTTCTGAGCCTTTTTCTCAGTAGTCTTAGTCCACGACATGAGTTTGCTCATGCCGTGAACTAAGGATTAATTGTTTAGTTACCCCTGCACCCTGACGGCCCATTCAGGTCTGATTGTCTTATACCCGAACAAAACATCAATCCTGAGTGGGAACTTGTCATTGACAATATCGCCTTTTCTCCATACCCTTATTGATATTCCGTCAAAGTTCTTGACAGCCATATCTTCTTTCGGGCTGGTGAACATATCAGCCATTACAAAGGCAAAAGCGTCTTTGTAGTAAGCAAGCGGCTGTAAGATTACAGAGCTTGCCGCACCATTGACTGTGTTTGTAACAGTCTTTGATGCTCCCGCCGAAACAAGAACCACGTTCTGCTTTGCGCCGCTTGTTACAGGTGTAGGCGATACTGCAAGCGTTACCGTGCCATCGTCCGCTACTGTCGCATCTGCGGTTACCGCGAACTGTTTAAGATTGCTATATCTCGTTTTGGTTTCACGGTTGCAAGCAAATACATCCCCGATGGTTACGATGTCGCCTGCAAGGAACGTCTGAGTTGCCGTTGCGTCTGTTACGCTGATGTTGGCAGAACCGCTTGTAATGCCCGTTGAGGTATTACAAACGGCTGTCCCTGCCCTTGTGCCTGCCGTATGAGACGGTATCATGGCCGATTCCATCCATGTAAAGTTATAGGCATTCCCTATAACAGCCTTTGAGAACGCCTTTTCAAGCTCGCTGGCCTTATGGAAGTATGCGCCTACACTGTTCACGGCCGTTGCCATGTTTGAAGGGTCAAGCAGTAAATACCTGTCATCATCAGGAGCAAGCCCATTTGTGAGCCTTGCGTTTGCGTTCATTATTGAAAGCGGGGACGCAATGGCTGAGCCTGCCGTGCCTGTCATGTTATAGACATCTTTGTAAACATTTGAAAGCACTATGCTCTCTACCTCTGCCGCAAGCCTTGACATCATAGGATTCAGAATCTGCTTCTGAAAATCCTCGATGCTCAATGACAAGTCTATTGTGCTGGTGTTTACGTCCACGCCTCTCTGTGTTGCAAGCGTGAAGGTCTGTGTTGATTCCGTGATGTCCTGTGCATCCATTACAGCCCCAGACCTTACGATGAACTCGTTAGGCTCTCTGATTAACAATGTGCCGCTATTTCTTGAACCTCTCCTCCGAAAGTCTGCATCAAACTGCCTTCCTATTGTTTTCAGGAATTTTAGCCCATTATGAAAAGACGCAAGCGTGTAACGGGCTAAATCCCCGCTTGATGCGTTTACCCATGTGTTAGCCATAATTTATTAGCCTCCTAATGCCGCCCTCCGCTTCTTAATTTTCTCAATCTCCCGTGCCTGATAAGCTTTCATAAATTCAGAGGCATCGTTGCCGTTATCCTTTATATCCGACAAGTTTTTTACCTCCGAACTCGCCCCTGATGGACTCAACGGAATAATTGGAGGCGGCGCGGCTGTTGTTTTTTTAGATTCTTTTTTCAAAATCATGTTAGCTTCAAATTTGCCGAGTTCTCTTAACTGCTGTTGTGGGGATAGGGTTGCTATCTTATTTACGATAGCCCTGTTTTCAGGCAATCCGAGATTATAGGCAAGCGTTGCGCCCTCGTCTGAATCAAATATCGCTTGTCTCATAACGTAGGTAAATACCGGAGATTGAATCACCATATCAAAATCAGGATGTTCCACCTTGAACTTTTCCGCATTTTCCGCAAATCTCCGACCCGCAACTATCGCATCCTCTTGCTCTCGTTTTGCCGAAATTTCTTTTTCCTTTTCCTTATCCCGCCACTCAAATAGCGCATCCTCATAAGCTTGAGAGGTTTCAAAATTCTCAATCTGCGGTCTGTCTTGTGCAACTGGCGGCGCTGCTTTTGCAGGAGTTGTCTCCTGAACCTGTTGCATCGCAAGGTTTTTCCAGTATTCAGTTTGACGCTCTTGTTCCCTCATTCTATAAGTTATTTCGTCAATGCGTTCCTGTGCGGTCTGTTTTCTCGGCTTTTGCGCTGTAGCCGCAGCATCAGGCGGTAATTCTTCTCCTTCTGCTTTGACTGCAGCTTCCTCTTCCTTTTGTGCAGGTTCTTCAACCTGAGAGGTAGTTTCCTCAACTACCGTGTCTTTTGCGGCTTCATCAGCCGGAATGTCTTCTGCGTCTAACATTTGCGCCCTCCTTGAGCGGTTACTTCCGTTAAATCTTTGCGGGTTAAAAACCCGATATATAGGAAAACTGATTTCATTCAGTCATACCTTGCATCGCAAGCATTTCAGGCGGTATTCCTTGCTCGGCAGGATTTTCGGGCAACGGCTGTCCACCTGCTAATGGATTCGCGGCTTGCTGTTGCTGATTCAGAAACTTCTTAATCTCGGCGTAAATCTCTTGTGAGCCTTCCATATCGGAATACTTAAAGAGATATGGAGCTATTACAGGCGCAAGCATCGGCGCATACTGCATGGACTGTGTTATCAGATTTAAGGTCTCCTCACGCTTAGAACTGAATGATGCGCCCGCCGTTGCGATTACATCAAACTCTCCGACTGACAAATCATTTTGTAGTATAGGCTTGCCTGTGTTCATGTCTATACCAACGGGCTTATTGATTTCAACGACCTGTTGCTGGTCATCCTCGCCTAAAATGCTTATAGCCCTGTTTGTGTCGTAAACCTTCGGGATAAGGTCTATTAATTGTTTGCCTGTAAAAACTATTGCACGGCTGAAATTATCAACAAAAGTATAAGACCCCTTATCCGACTGGGCTACTCTTGCAACAATCGCCTTACCGCTTCTTTCGTTGGACCCCAGACCCTTAGAGGCTTCGTATTTGCCTAAGTGGTCTTCAATGTCATAAGCGTTGAGTTGAATCATACTAACTAAAGCTTGCGGAACTTGGGTCTGCGTTTCACGTTGAGGCTTCGGAACGCCTGCAATAGCGTTAAATCTTAGGTACATTCTGTTAGATTTGTGAGCGTTTTCCCATTCGGTCTCAAACCCCTTAATTTGCCGATGGTCTAAAACGAACGGCACATTAGGCGCAAGGGCTACTGTCTCTGTCGCTTTTGTAAGCCAGTAGTTATACATCTGCTGTATTCCCTTTGCGCCCCTTCCAAGTGAAAGTAAATACTTCTTGCCGCCCACAACTATCTCATCCCCCAATACGGGAATTATGGGAATATATTTGCCTAACCAGTCGCCTTCTTCCAAAATCTCAGCCCCGCTTCGCTTCATCCATTTAACTTTGTGGTCGTCAACCATACGTTCTTTCACAACGGGGTCGCCCAATGAGTAGAAATATTCTGCGGGTTGTGCTTTTGTAAGCTCTACCACCTGACCGCTTCTTAACTGTGCTATCTTGGTTTTTGTCGGAACTTTATAAAATCTTTCAGCAACTTTAACCTTATCTGTTGTAAACCATGCGCTGTATTCCTGCCCTGTTAAGTCTCCGTTAAAACCAGAAACTATTGCATCCTTGCCATACTGCCTAATAAACCTTTCTTTCGGAATGTCCTCTTCGATGTAAGCGTATCTGCCGTCTTCGTAAGAAAATTCGGCAGCTAACGGGTCAAGTCTTACCGTGAAGGGGTTAAGAATCCTCTTAATTCTGATGTCTTGGTTAAAGCTCTTGGCATCGGCATATTGCGTAACAAGCCTGTAATATCCGATACTGCATGAAATAGCTCCCATATATGCCGTGTCGTATGCGACATGAGCATTGGATTTATATTCTATCTGCCTGATAATCCCGTTAAAGAGTTTTGCTTTTTCAACGTCTCCTGCGCTATCAACGGGAATAATTTTAACCCTCGGCCTGTTTAGAGCCATATCTCCACGCATTTGCCGAAAGAACTTTAAGAGCTTGTTATTTGTAATCATTGGGCGGTTTTCGGCAGCCCTGTCTTCCGCTATCTTTCTATCCCATTGACCATTTTCAATGTCATAGACAAAACGCATATCATCAGCGGCATCTTTATAGTTATGACTCCAGCCTTCAACCGCCTCTTTGTATTCAAGGTCTGATTGTTTAATTATCTCGTCTCTTTCAGCGTCAGTCATTAGCTCAACTCCTTATTCATGCTGCCATCCACGCATTAGCCTGTTCTGAAAAACCGAAGCCCCTGCTGTGAACAGGAAGAGGTTTAATTTGATAATTCCGCCAGCCGACACCCGCAAGTGTATAGCGATACCAATTCTCCATAAAATGCTCATCAGAATCCTTTGAAGGTTTGCCCTCATCGTCAAACACCCATCTATGCACCTCGTATCTGTGCCTTTCGCAAGTGTTGAAAACATAGCAGGTTGGAAGCCCATTAACGCCTTTCAGCCACGTCTGGATATTCTTAATGCCTGAATCTTTATCTTTGCTGGCAACATGAAGTGTTATTCCGTGAATGGATAACTTGTCGTGGATAGTGCTGAAGGAATCAGTCCTGTCTGTGCCTACCATGTTACGCATATATGATGTATCGCCTTTTGAAAGAGGGTCTATAAAGGCGTCCTGTATAAACCAGCCGTTCTTTAGCATTCTTATAATTTCATCCGCTATCTCATCTGCCGACATATTCTTCCAAGTTTCTTTAATGCAGTAATGAATGTCGTTCCTGCCGACAGCCCAATAACTTACAGCCATAGGTTTAGACAAATGAAAATCAATCATCGGGGTTACAACATAGTCAGTCGGGATTTCAAACGGCTCTATGAAGTGAATCTTATCGTCCCATTCCTTTAACACCCTGCCAACCAATGATTTAAACTGCCCAAATATTCTCGGCGGAACGTCCACAGGGTCAATGTCTTTAATGAACTTTAAGATTTTAAGTCTTGCGATTTTAGGATTATCTTCGCCTGCAATTTGCCCTACAAAATACTCCGCGCTTCTACCCTTATCCGCAACAGGGAGCTTTTTCTCCGCGTCTGAGTATAAAAGCCTATCGAAATACTCATCCGCTTGTTTATCGTTAAGTCCCATAGCTGTAAGTTTTTCCTTCTCGTCAGCGACTAAACCCTCATTATCCGTAATGCAGAGACCGTCAATTATGCCTATGTCCTTTCTGCCCGACAAAACTATATCATCTAAAATCCACGCTTCCTTCAAGGGTGTTAGGCTCATAAGGGTTTTACCATTATCAAGCAATAACCCCCTGCTTAAGGCCGCGTGTTTTGATTTAGGCGGAGGCTCGTCTTCCCATGCGCCTTGCACTCTGAATGATTCAAACAAGTCGTCCTCTTGGCTATAGCACATGATATTAAAGGTGCTTTTATTATTCCATTCCCAGAAGTATTCAACCCCTTGTTCATTCTTCTTTGTTGTATACCAGCCTTGCGGAGCCATCTTCTTGAGCGTCGGAACGATAGTCTTGCCGATATGGGTTTTCCAGTCCTCGCCTGTTATCACAATATCAACGGGCGGCTTAATGCCCAAAGAAGAAGGTTTATAATAGACGCCTCCTACTTCTACGGCATCCTCGTAAGCCTTTGCGTCATGCGTGCCTGTCCATGGCTCATAACCTAAAACCCATGAAATGACAATACACGCGCTCTCTATTGATTTCCCTATTTTGTTGCTTGCGATTATAGCCACGGTATTTTTTGCCCTAAGCATAGGGGAAACCCGTCGCTGCCATTTATAAGGCTCAAAGAAAAAAACGGCCATATTCTTCTTAAATTCAAGAAGCCTCTCAGCTGTTTTCTGTTCTTCTGTTCTATCTTCCATATAAATAAAAAAGGCATACACAAGGGGTTAACCTCATATATGCCTTTGCTCCCGTTTAAGAAATGGGAATTAAGCTGCTATATTAGTTTGTTTTTACCGCATCCTCTATTTTCCTTTTGCCAGCCGCTAATAATTTCAAACCTTCAATCACCTGCTTTTTAACCGGACAGTCCTTACATTTTTCCATTTTTAAGGCTGATGTTTCACGTGGAACATCAATAGACCCTCACCTTAATAAAATTACCGCAAATACACTGCGCCATTAATACGCCGCCCCTTACGAAGACAGGCATATCCTGATTCCGTATATCCCTCTCACATTGCTTGCAGACAAAAGCCTCAACCCTGCCGCTAAACTCCTTAACCCCTGATGTTTTTCCCTTTGCCATTATTAAAATAAAAATACACTAAGTTTTAAGATTTGTCAAGAAAAAAAAAGATAATCGGCGTTATTCAGCCGAAAACAGCCGAAAACAGCCGAAAACAGCCGAAAACAGCCGAATTTGGCTGAAATCAGACCTTGACAGCTTTCCTCCCCTTTTAATATAATGCAGCCATGAAACATGGAGAAGTTATTTCTTCAAACGGCCGGTGGTGTGGAAACCACAACAAGTTTCATGGTGATTTATTTCCCTGTAAATTTTACCCGCCCGATTTACTAAACAAAATAAAAAAACAAACGGAAAGCTATATCAAAACAATAACAAGTAATGAATGGCTTAAAAAACAAAAAGCGAGAGGGGTTCCCCCAGAGGTTATCGCTTGTATATGGGCATTTTCAGGTATTTCAGAAAAGACACACATCTTTAATGGTGAACAGATTGTCAGGCGTAAGCCATGAAACAAACCTTAACGCAATTAGCGGCAAACTTTATGATAATATTTGACAGCCTTTCCGACTGTCAGAGTGACCTTACGGAAACGCCTTCTCCACTCAAAGATACACCATGCGGCAACGGCAAAGCCCTCGAAACCGAGAGAAGGAATAACAGCGATACGCGGACACCACAACCATACGGCGTATAGCTAAATTAAAAAGCGCCACGGAATTATAGCGTGCAGCATACTATCGTGCCTCTTGCTATCTGATATAGCAAGTTCGTCTAAATGCTGCTGAGGCGTTCAGAGAGAGAAAACTCTTAATACAGCCAAAAACTCCTTATTTTGCTCCCCTGCGTTTTCCACCCCTCCGGCGTATAATTCTTAAACCCTTGCCACCGTCCTTTTGGTCTTGCAGTTAAGGGGTTCAAAATCCTTCCTGAAAACTAAAAATTTTTTCTTGAGTTTTGAGTAATTTAAAACAAAGGACTTGAATTTTGCGTGCGCCGATTTTTACCCGTATTGAGTAAATTAATGAAAACAAGAGATAATCAGAGCTATTAAGAGCTTTTAAGAGATATTAAGCGATAACTAACTATATCTGCCATTGTTTCACGTGGAACACCCTAAAAAAACCCTTTTATCTTTCGGAGGTAGAAGAAGGGATATAATTTTTACGTTTCCTTCAAAAATTGACCTTACCCCCCCCATCTGCTGAAAGCTGAAGCCTTTAATCACATAACCCTTTGATATATATCATTTTATTGACTTAATCCTGAGTGAATGGTGGAAGCGTATATGCGCGGCATGGTTAGGGAATAGCATTAAGTTGTTGATATTGTTATTAGAACAGTTCCCATCTATGTGGTGTATAACTGCGCCCTTTGGTAGCTCTCCGTGCCTTAATTCCCATATCTTGCGGGCGTAACGTTGACCTTGCTTGCTCGGTCTATAGTCCGATTTGCGGGCAGAGTAATAACACTTATCAGAGCAGTAATGAGTAGCATGGGTTCTCCATCTTTTTCTATGCAGTTCGTAGGATTTACCACAGTAAGCGCAGATAGTAGTTACTCTTTCACCTTCACTTGCTTTAATTCCATACTTCTTGCATTGAGCATATATAGCTTGTCTTGTAAGTCCTGCGATACTGCCAATCTCAGCAAGTGTTAAATGCCGGCGGCAATACAGCTCCCTAAGTTCTTGCTCTTGCATATTATTACACCTCCATTATGTAAAAGGATTTTAGGGAATTATAGCAGTTTTAGTGTCATTATGTCAAGATACGTCCTATAACATATATTCCGAAAAGTTTAAGTTATGCTCTCAGGTGGGAGATTATCATCGTTATCGCCCTCAATTGTGTCTGATTTTAGGGGTTTCTCTCCACTTTCAAGGGATTTGAGCGCTAAAATATCGGCATGAATGGATACATTCTCGGTGGATTCACCCGCCAAGAGGCGGGCTTTGTCTAATTTGATGCCTGCAACAACGGATGCCGAGTGCATTATCGCTCTTTTTGTGTCATTGGCAACTTTGGCTGGTTGATTAATTATCGTCTCTCTGAGGCTATCTCGTGCCAACGCTGCGAGCTCCAAATCTTGTAGCGACTCCCTTTCCCAGAGTTTTACTTTTTTTTGGGGTGGGAGTGAGAGAATCTCTTGTTTTTCCCCGTTAATCCACGCATACAACGTTTTTTGGGTAATACCTGCCTGCCGAGCGATTTCAGTCTTGGTTTTTTTGCCCACTCGGATTTGGCGTAGGACTGCGGCCTTAATTTTTTTGTCCCTCATTTTATTACCTTATATATATACCATTTTTGGGCAATTTGTCAAGTATCCATTATTAGCTTAACTTATAGCTCGGCGGAATTTGCTTATAGGCGGTGACAAATGCCGTCAAATATTGCCATATCTTGTCAGTTTTACTGACACGATTATTGATATATCTGCTGCCTTGCTAATCATTTTAACTTTTTTTTGAGGCAAAATATCCTTATAAATTGCCAGCTTATACGATTTATTGCTATTTTAACAGCTTGTTGGCATGGGCAGGCACGGGGATTGCAATTATAATGGCATACGGCAAGCGCATTGCGCAGCCGA